GCACACCCACAGTGACAGCTGGTTCTGTGATATCCTTAACTTCTTTTGGATTTTCAATAACATCAATTATTGAATCTAGTTGTTCAATTAATTTTTCTTCTTTCTTTTTTTGTTTCTTTATATTTACTTTTGCTTCTTTAATTCCAGTAACGACAGAAGAAGTTAAGACATCAAGATTGATGTCTGCTTCCTTGAGAAGATTATCAAACTCCTCTTTCTTCTCTTTCTTGGCCTTTCCGAGAAGACTAAAAAATTCTGTGAGTTCTGGAGATTTCATTTATCATCTTTATTTTGATTCTTAATTAATTTTGATAACTCCGCTGTTGAACCTACGAATAATGCGTTTGTTACATTTGTAGGGACTTTGTTTGGATCTTGTTCAAGATCCTTCATTTTTTGTTGTAAGTCAATAAGTTTGTCTGTTGTATCTGCAACTGCTTTAATTGTAGTTGCAGCAACTTCATATGCTCTTGCAGAATCTGATTCCTGAGCTAATTCCAATATACCATTCACTGCTTCTTGACCCTTCTCAACTAATGAATATAGATTTGCACGACTGTATTCATAATCCTTTTCAGAATCATTCTTATCACTTTTTTCAAGTTGATTCTTCCGAGGTTCAATCTTATCGTCTTCAACGACCTCTGTATCAACGTTAAGTGCTTCCTCGATAGAATCAAAATTTTTCATAACTCTCCTAGATGTCTATACCTTGAGATGGACTAGATGTTTTACCATCTGCAAAGAACGATGTCATTTCATCAAATCCAAAGTCATCACCAAACTCAATGGATGCATTATCAACTGCACTAAGAACACCAATCTTAGCGTTATGCTCGTGTTTAGCAGCAATTGTATTATCGTGACCACGGAATACAGTTACATTCTGACCACTAATACTTCTAATAAGCATGATCTCAGTATCAATAATAATTCGATCATTCGCACTTAAGTCAGTGGTTGCACTCACCTTGAAGGTTGTAACCTTATCAGAGATTGCACCATCAACAACTGTCGCTGTGTCATCATCATAATTTTGTTTCGCAGTTGGTGTAGCGCTATATCGAATATTACGTTTTGCAGTTTTAAAGTTTTCACTAGCATAGTAATCAACATCAACTTTCTTGATAAGACCCTCTGGATTATCTGCAACAGGGCCAAAGAGGTAAGTTTTTGCAGTGAATGATAATGTATAAATTAATATTCTACGAGAATCAAATCCACCCTCGTATTGATCACTATAATTAATACTTTCTAAAACTATTGGAATATCTTTCTTCTCACCAATTGAACTAATTAAATTTACTGTGATATTGAATGATGGTTGAAAGTAAGGAATTATTTGTTCTAATATCTGTAGTGCATCATCACTCAACTTAGACATGATGCTAAGTTCAAATCCAACATTATATGGAACAGGCATATAAACTTTCTTTGCGTTTGTTCCATTTCGTGTAAGAAATGTTTGTGCAATTCCAGTCTTACGAGTCGGATCATATTGTATCCCTCCCATCTCAAAAGACAATCTAGGCAGAGTTATCGCAGTCTCTCTTTCCAACTCTGGTTGTTGTTGAATTCTCGCCAAAAATTTCTGCATTGGCCCGTAAGCCAATGGCACCTTCAAGGTGCTAAAAGTCGTCCCACTCGCATCCTTGTGTCGAATGTTAATATTATTAAAGAGAGTTCCGAAACCGATAACTGTCTTTCTTAATATTTCATGATAGAAGTAAGTCCCTAACATATCATTATTTTTTAACTATTTAGAATGTTCCGAAAGGATTACCTTCAGAGAAGTCTAAAATTGCATCTGCCTCACTCTCAAAGTTTGCATTATCATTGTATTGATTTGCAGCATATTCATCATTTGGATAATCATTTGGTTGATCGTAACTTACTGATAATATAACATACTCTGCACCAGATTCTAAACCTTTAATTTTTTCACCAACTCTAAATTCCATCTTAGATAGAATACTTACATCAAGAGTTCTAGAGGATGAATCCCAGACTTTAACTCTTGCAGTCTTTGAAGAATCTGATGATACTTGAACTACCTCATTAAATGTATAATCACCATTTCCAATTGTCGTTGCAGCACCAATTGTGATTGTTGGTGCGACAGTGTATCCAGCACCAGCATTACTAATTCTAATTGATCTTATCGTTCCACCAACCATGACTGCCTCAGCAGTTGCATCAGTTCCTCCTGATGGTGCGGTAGTAATCGCAACATTTGGTGTTGTTGTATAACCAGATCCACCAGATGTAATTGTAACGATACCTACAGAACCTAGAGAAGTGATGCCAGCAGTCGCTATACCAGCGCCTGGCACGGTCACAGTGGGTATTCCGATATATCCACTGCCAGGATTGATTAAAAGAATTCTGTCAATAGATTTTGCAGTTCCGATACCAGATCTTGATGTCATAATAGCAACCGCAGTTGCATCTACGCCAGGTGATGTGCTAATTGAAACAGTTGGTGCAGCGACATATCCATAACCATCGTTCTGTAAGAATATTTGTTGAACCGCACCAAAGTTAAGAGTTGTATTTGCAGTTGCAAGACTACCAATTCCAGATAAAATTAATCTTGCAGAATAACCTTCTGTCTGAACAACCTCATCAATCACATTTACATTTGTATCAATGACCTCATCTTCATATTCAAATACTTCACAAGTGAGTTGATATGTATAGTTTTTTCTTAATTGATAATTTGGTTTTTCAAATTCAACGTATTTGATTTCAAATAATTTTTTTCCTAAAGGAGAGAATAATAAATCACCCTCTCTTGGACGATTAGATATATCATAATCATCCTCTTGTTGTTCCAAAAATGGTGCAACAGATTCTTCAAACCTTTCTCTAGAAATAACAAAGGTCGCTTCTGTTGTAACTCGAACACCAAATTTTGTAAGTATATCACCCTGTCCAGCATATCCGTCCACATTCATCAAGTAAGCTTCAAGAGGGAATGCTTGATCAAATCTAGACTCAACCACCTCTTTCATGATTGTTCTCGATGTCATCAATTTACGAGGAATATAATGACAGTCGAGCCCGTACATCCTTAATTGTTCATTAATTAAGTCTTGTACTAAACCTTGTTCTCCTTGAGAACCCTGTAGAAAAAAGGGATTTAACATTATCCAATCATATCAAGTGGTGGCATTTCATAATCACTTGCCATCTTAGATCTAATTTCTGCTAATTCTGCAACACCATCATCATAAATTTGACGACCATTTAATTGAATACCGCCAGGTAACTGAACTCCTTGAAACTTGATCAAGTTTTGTCCCCACTGTCTTTTACACAAAGCTGTAAAATATCTTTTTAAGAACTGATCATTATACACTTTTGTAAAATCATCTGGATCTAAGATTCGGAAACAATCAATAACAAAGTAATCGTCTTTGTTTATTTGTGCCCAATCAACGTCAATATAAAGACGATCTTGACGAATATTAAATCTATATCTTACATCTGGATTCAATAAGAAAGTAATGTCCTCAAGTTTAGTTTGAACCATCGCATATTGAAGAAGATCAATTGATCCAAATGCATATAAGTCATTTAAAAACAACTGATAACGAATGTTGAACAAACCATCATAAACAGTATCAGATCTAACTTTAAATATCTGATTAACTCCGATCACAGATGGAGGCATTTGTATGTAATTATTATTCTCTTCTATATTAAAAGTTGTTGATAATCCAACTGTTGATGTTGTAGTTGTTGTTGTAATTCCTAAAGTTGAATCTCCTCCTCTTGCTTGTCCCCTATCAATATCATCTTGTGTAATTTTATATTTCAAATACATCCTTGCGATACCATCATAATGTCTCTCTTGATATATTTGAATAGCATCGTCTAACAGATCTTGAAACTGTTCATCTGCAACGTTAATCTCTAAGACAGGAAATCCAAGCTGTCTTTTTGCGTAATCTATTAATCCTTCTCTGGAACTTGGTTGAGCCATTCTTCACCTCTAAGTTGAAATACCTGTTCTTACAAGCACGTTACCTTCTACTATTTTAAAGAAAGTAGAACCAGAACTTACATTGACATCATATAGATATCTACCTTCAGATAAACCTCTAGTAACGGTTGAACCCATTGAAAGAGTCACTCTTCCATTTGAGTCACCAAGAGTCACGCCGAAAGTATTTGCAGTTCCAATCGCAGACTTCTTCATATTGCTTCTTCCTGTATAGTTAGAAAAATCTATACTAGAACCAGCAGAAGTTTTTACTGTAAATGTAGTGTTAAAATCAGCACCAGAAAATATGGTAAGATTTACACCCATTGGAACGGCAACATCTGGATCAAATGTGATTACCTGTTGTGCCATTTTTCTAATTATTTAGTTTTTGAACAAGAGTAGATAAAAGACCTTTAATTTCTCCCAACTCATCCTTCACATTATTAAGATCCTCTTTCATTTGATCTAATTCATTATTTTTAGTTTCCATCGCTTTCTTACGTTTAAGATATGCTTTATAAGCGTTTACATCTTTATTAATTATAGCTGATGTATTTGAATCTCTATAGAGTCCATGAGATCCTTCAACTGGTATGTAATTTGTCATTATGCAAATGCGATTCCTCTAAGTTCTTTAATCTTAGGTGGTTGTGCTTGATTAGTTCCAACCATAACAATTTTAATTTGGAAAGCTGTAAATGATGGTATCTCTCTTGAGTTAAAAGTATATTCTCTAAATTCATTTCCAACGCTAGGAGGAACGTTTTGATCTGGTTCTCCAGTATTTCTTGATGGATCTATTACTTTTTCAAATTGATCAACGTTGGAGAAGCCTGGGAAAGGTTCAAAGTCACGACTAAATGTTTCTTCGTTAGATCCCTCCTCCATTGTTTTATAAAATGCTCTAATCTCAGATCCTTGTCTTCTATAACCAGAAAATTCTAATAATATTGAAGTCGCTGGATTTTCTAACTTAATCATCTTTGAAATATAGACTGAGGCGTTAGGATCTTGACCAGTAAGTTTTGTTCTCTTCATAAAGCTTTCCTGTACTCGTGAGTCACTAGATCCTAGTCCATTAACAAAATCACCAGAATTTAATCTATTTGAAGTTAGGACAGCAGCTATTCTATCACAATCAATCATTGGTGAAACATTTTCGCTATCGGAAGTTAAAACTATCTCAAACACTATTGATTTTCCAGCTGGCATAATATCCGTTAAGTTAGCATTTGCATTAATTTGAGATGCAATGATACGAGGAGTTTCAAAATGATTCATATCATTTAAAGTTATATCTTCAAATCCTTGGTCAACAAATGATTCCTCAGATCCACCAATACTGGATCCAGAAATTGTCCTAATTTTCCCAGAAACTGATGTGCCTGGCGGAGTTGTGGTTGACACATTAGGTGTCAAAGTTTCATATTGTATGTTTCTTGTGATTCTTGTCACAGTTCCACCATCTGTTTTTGTCACATTAAAGAATTTAGCTGGAAGACTACCACTACCAGTTCGATCTGCGCCTGGAGATTGATCATTTAATCCCTTATCAGCACTCATATCAACTTTAATTGTATAATCATCCAAACCAATTGGATGTTTAGTTGTATCAACATCATTTAAAGTATGAAATGCATTAATTCTTCTTAAATTAATACCATTTATCTCATATTTTTGAATTTGAGCTCCAACATTATATGACTTTTTGGGTGTATTTTGTCCACTACCATTACCAATCATGAATGAGCGAGGGCCAATACCTCTGGTTGTAATTCCAGTAATTTGTCCATTAGTTACACCTGTGTATGCAACAATTTCAAGATCATTAATCATTGCATATCCATAATTGGTTGTTCCAACTCCAACTCCTTCAAATGTTTCAAAACTTGACGAGTCAACAACCGATATATTTCCTAAAGATGATTTAGCATAATCTGCGGTTAGAGTAGTAATTGGAGTATCTGGTTTAATACCTTTAATTGATACACGATTACTCGAATTATGCATACTGTGAGCTCTGTGATTAACTTTAAAGTGTAATCCATCAAATACAGGATCAATGTCAAATGTCGCCACTGTAGCGGCACTTCCAATCTGACCATCAACTGTTGTTCCGATTCCAGTTTTACCATCTATTGAGAGTATTGATTCTCCGTTATTGAACAATACTGTTCCAACACCAATATTAAATGATCCTTGAACATTATCAACTAATAAAGTGCTTGAAGTTGTGACAACACCAATTGCAATAATTTCTCCAGTACCATTTCCTTTACCAATTGTTCCAAGTCCAACAGTATCACCAACTTC